CGTGTGTTCACTGTGTACACACTGCCATTGCTACCCGCTACCTCTTGAACATCAGGGTCCGCTTGAACACTGCCAACATCAAATGGGTCGGCCTCCAAGCGAACAAACTTGCGTCCCGAACGGCTGATGGTGATGGGTTTCTTAAACCAAAAGGGTGTCGTGGTGCCCTGACGCACATAGGCCCACATAGTGTTACCCTCAAAGAGGTACACATGATTGGCAGCGACGCTGTCTTTCCATGCCGTGACTTCTTGTACAGCTTCCATGTGACTCTTTCAATAACAGTTGTTTCTGATGTCAATGCCCTGTCGGCATAATGAATTTCTACGCTGTGCTTCATGCTCAAAATTGGGCAGTTGTTGCCAAGTTTCGCCGCAACGAATGCAGGGGTCATAGGGCTTGTAGCCCATGGAGGCCTTCTTTAAGCTGTAGTAGTCCACACTAGAACACCCAGCCAAAAGCACCGCAACAGTAGTGATTAAGTATCTCATGTGCTAATTATACATGCTTATAGACAAGTTGTCAACAGTTAAATATGATTATGAGCAACCAAACCAAAGAACAAGAAGTCCAGGGTTTTCTAATGAAGATTCTCAATCACACGGGCAAACTGTACACTTTGGGCCTCATGATGGGCATTTTGACTAGACTGAGTAAGTCAGACTACAACCTATATCAAGAGCTCAAACAGCGTAGTCAAGACATCAATAAATGACTAGATGAGCCCCGTAGCGTAACAATAGCCAAGTCAACTGCCGACAGGGCTCACACTCAATACGCCAAGTCCAATAACTATCTCCCACATAGACATAGGCGCCGGGACACATAACAATTGAATTGATTTGACAATAATGATAGATTTCATCAATAACAGGATTGTTACTGGCAACGGTTACACATATACGCATAGTAGCTGTATTTACAAAGAGACCCCGCTGCGCACCGGTTTGAACGCATGTAGTAGCAATCTATATAGTGAAGATTCGTATAGTGTCTAGAACTCATATAGCAGTAGTCTATATAGTGTAGAGATACACGGGCACTACGCTGACACATGCCAAGGCTGCGAAGCAGCCAGCGCCTGGCAGCGTTTTTGAGCACCTTATACACACAGTCAAACAGAGTACACACACAGCGCACAAAAGACCCCGCTGTGAGGTTCTGCTCGAACTAACACTACACGCACAGAGACCCCGCTGCGCGACCCGGGGTCCTCACACTATACAGCATGATAGACCCCGCTGTAGCTATCTAGGATTGAGCACTGTGGCGGCATGATTAGAGTATTTGAACTATGCCTCTCTGCCCCACCGTGTTGAAAAATTTTTAACTCTAAGCCGCGGTATTCTGATTCGCGAAAGTGACATGTATTCTAGAATCAGTCACACAAAATCACACTTTCTCACACTTTTAGACACTTTTTGGTCCCACCAACCGCACTCGTTGACTCTATACGCAAGGTGGTGGTAGTCTAGTTGCACTAGATCGCACTATAGAAGAATATAATTCACTATAGACAACTATAATTCAGTATAAAGCACTCTAATTCATATGCCAGTAGGGTGTCCACTGACTCAAACTGTCTTATACAGTGTTCAACCCAACACTACAGTAGAGTACTGTATACGCTGTAGTCACTATATAGACCTTTCACACTATATAGAATACTCTCGCACTGTGTGATATATACACTATACAAGGACTTACTATATGCGCTTTGAACCACTTGCTCACTTGACTTACTCAACTCATCAGGTATTCTTATCAAGAGAACTGGAGAGGGGCCATATACACTGTTTCAAGTATGATGACAATCGCTGTGATTATCAAGTATTTGAGCCCCGGGATTGGGACGCGGGAAGTCATTATGTTCTCGAGGCGCTTCCCAAATGGGGATGGGGTTTTGTAGAGGATTAATATTATGTGGATAACCGTGTGGACAACCTTTATCCACAAGTTATTCAACTGTTATCCACATGTGAGCAAGCTGTGGATAACTTGAGTTTTAAATTTCTGCCCCAAATCCAAATAGTTATCCACAGCTTATCCACATAGCTACGCTCGCCCGCAGTCGCCGTCCACCCCCACTATGTTCGAACATGTCATTATTATAACACGTTTTGAGCATTCAGTCAACTCGATCGCAAAGACCCTGATCGCAGTGTGGGTATCTTTTTGAGTTGACTGTTTGGCTCTTTTGCAGTATAATTAGTTTTTAAGGGAGCTAAAATGCAAACATACAAACAGCAACTCGACATCGCCATGCTACAATTACAAGCATTAATTGACGAAGAATTTGAGTACAACGAAAGTATACAAGACGCTTTTAATGCGCTCGCTTGTGCGCTAGACGAAGTTGTTGCGGAATAACAACATGCGAATGCGGGGCCCGGTTGACATTTTGGCTAGACCTTGCTATAATACACACATGACAAAGACAAAACGAACAGCAAGAAGCGACAGCAACTACGTGATCTACGCTATGACTAGCGAGCGTGGGGACTCATACGTGGGCTTGACACGCAAGGGCTCAGTCACAGTGAACAAGGCAGTACTAGAGCGCTGGCGCAAGCACAAGAGCCGAGCACGTAACGAGAACCGCATGTGGGCTCTCTATGTGTATCTCAAGACTGGCGGGCTTGACATGACTTGGACGCACACTGTCATAGACGTCATACGTGGCCGCAAAGAGGCTTATGCCTACGAGCGCGAGCTGGTCAAAATGATAGAGCCCGAGCTCAACGACCAGTACTTGTAAAAGCCTTATGGTTGACAGGGTCTCGGAATCCTGTTATAATTAAGGCTACAGTAAACAACTAAGGAGCGAAACTTATGCGTGAAATGACTAGCAAACTGATTGCAATGATGGACGAAGGCCTCATCAGTGCAGAAGCTGTGGCAGAGATGGCCCTGGCTTACATGAGCGAAGATGACGTGGCAGAGATGATGCGAGCTAACGACATCCTCCTGGACGAAGAAGACGAGGATGACGGACAGCCCGACGAAGCCCAGGAGTGGGAATCTTTTGACGCAGACTGCTAAGGAGATGGCTATGCAAGCATGGGACGTCTTACGCAATGGCAAGATCATTGACACTGTATTCTACGACAAGGACTGTACACTGTGGTATGTGCGCCAGGGGCTCATTGAGCACGATGGCTACCCGGTTGACATTGTAGTCCAAAAGGCAGTATAATATACACTTACACACACTAGGAGCGCATATGAAAGTCAATCACACACTGTACATCTACAAGGCAGACAAGCGGTGCAAAAGCGGTGAACGTCTGTTGTCAACCACTGTATGGCAGAACAGAGATGCCGCTGAGATGGCTCGTGAGGTGCGTGAGTTAGAGTACCAAACGTGGCCCAAGCGGCAGGGCTACCGCATGGAGTTTGTGCCCACAATGAAGACTGTGAAGAACTTGATGACGGGTGTGGAGATAGAGATAGCACATGACACTCCTCGCAGTTGCGACCCATCAAGCGAACTCTACTGGAGCATGTGATGGTCAAATGGGAATGTCAGATGTTCTACAAGGACAAGCTCTATTCAGGACACTATTGGACTGATGAGCTTAGTCTGGCCCGTGCCCGCAGAAAGGTTGCGGAATTACAACGATATCATCCTGCCATGCGATTCACATTGACTGATTGGCAAAAAGGCAGTATAATTGACTTACGCAAACAAACAAAGGAGCTGGCATGACACGCTATTACGACACACTGGCAGAATTTGAAAGAGACGGCTATGACATCATCGTGGACAAAAGCTATGAAGACCTCAACCCTCGCGACTGCTTCGACGACTCAGTCTGTGACATTGACGAGATCATCAAGGACATCGATCGCGGCCACCTCGAATGGTTCATGCTCAGGGTCCGGGTACTGGTCGAGGGACTTGAGTTGGGCTCAGCTTACCTCGGCGGATGCTTATACGAGGACCCCCGAGAGATCCTTACTGACGGGACTGCCGAGGACTTCATTGCTGAGGCGATGGTAGAGGCCAAGAGCCAAGTGTACAGACTGAGCCGCAAGTTCACTGAGTTGAGCTATGCTGTGGATCGTGAAGGTGTCACGGTATAACCCTGACAGCAGTAGGGTCTTTGCTTTTTGAGTTGACACTCTGCCCAAAAGGCAGTATAATAAACACTTAAACAGCAAAAAGGAAACGCAATGTCTACAGTGTATAACGCAAACACAGCAAAAGCTAAAGTAATTTATTACAAAGACAAAGAGACATACAAGATTATCTTTGCTTTTAATGTACACAAAAAAGTAAAAGATAACGGGGACATTGTACACATGTTCCCTACACAAGCAAAATGCGCTTATGTAAGCGGAGATATTAACTACGAGACACTACAAGCAGACAAAGAGCGCATTATAGAGCAAGCTAAAAAAACAATGCGCACAAACAGCGTGGAGTTTGTATAACCCTTCAGCCCGTAAGGGCTTTTTATAGCACACTTGACATTTTGACTAGAGTGCGCTATAATAAGTTTTTAACAAGCACTAGGAGCGAACTATGCAAATCTTTACTACACTACACACCGACGGCATGGGCTATTGGAGTCGCACTGCTACAGCAGTAGACATTACCAAATTGGACTTGCAGTACATTAACAACGAGAGAGACTTCGGCGAGCTGTGTGTATACTTTACAACAGACGAGCTGGGATGCAATTGCTGGGAAACTGAAGTTGACGGTCTCATTTACACAGACAAACTGTTTATGACTGAGCTACGTGCTTATTTGCAAACAATTGGTTTCTCTGAAGCAGAAGCCGACGACGTTAGCTACAGCGAGCAGGGCATGCAGGGAGACGAGTACGTTAGCTGTGACGTGGGAGCTGTGTTTATAGCGGGCTTGGAGCGTTTGGACCCTGCGCATGTTGCAGCAGTATACAAGGAGTGCGAGGATGTTTAACGACAAGCAAAACAAACTGATGCTGGCGGCTGTCGAAGCATTACACAAAGCAGACGCATTAATGCAAGAGGCACTAGGTGCCAGCGACGAGTGCTACGACTTACACTGCGGCATCGAAAGCATGGCCGACGACCTGCTTGAGCTTATACAAGAGAACAACCCTGCGGAGATGGAATGACACGTACACAAATAGACGAGGCACTACAGTGGGCGGGCGCTGCAGCAATCATTGCGGGCCATGTGCTTAACGCTGTAGGGCCCAGCATGTACCCCTACAATATTGCTGTGTTCGCTGTGGGCACAGTACTATTTTTGACGTGGGCCGCGCGAGTGCGCAATGTACCGCAGGCCGTTGTCAACGTTGTAGCATTGACCATTGGGCTAGTAGGGTTATACAACGCATACAGTTGACATTTTGGGCAGGGCCTGTTATAATACATACATAGCAACAAAGGAGCACACGATGAGAGACGTAATACTAGCAAAGCTGGCAGAGGTAGAAGACTTGCTACAGGCTGCAACGCTGGACGGCGAGAGCTTGACAGAGATGGCGTGCTTTAGCGAACTAGAAGGTGCGCTTAACACACTAGTACAAGCGGTTGACTACTACGTAGATTGATGCTATAATTAAGACTTATTAACAAGGAGCGAACCATGTTAGACATTAGTAAAATTGCCAAAGTGTACAGCGGCAAGCTGGGCACCTGTATGTGCGGATGCGCCGGCAAGTACAGCTACACGGCAGAAGGTGCTGTGTCAGACAACCCGGGCTATGACGTAAGCGACAGCGTGAACGAGCGCAGTGTACGCATTATCGCTGGCAAGGTCATTGGCAATGCCAATGCAGTCAACGACGGCAACTTTGTTTATGTAGAGGATGGCAATCGCATCCGTGTTGTTTATTTTAAGGAGCAAGCATGAAAGTATCCCAACTCATAGAGCAGTTGCAGGACATGAATCCCGAAGCAGACGTACACTTTGCCTATAACTATGGCGACCACTGGCGTACAGAGGTAGCCCCTAGTGTAGGCCGTGTTGACGAGGGTGCAGTAGTCTACAGCGAGTACCACCGCATGGACAAGATACTTGACGCTGACGGCGACTGCGAGTTTGACGATGACGGCAATGAAGTTGTCGATGAGTCCACACGCCGCGTAGTGGTATTGAGTTGACATAGTGAGCAAGTGAACGTATACTATAGACTAAGTTAACAAAAGGAGCAGAGATGATTACAGCAGACACACTTGAAGCATTGACTACATACAGCCCACAGTTCCTAACTCGTGCGGCACAGAACGCAGGATACAAGGGCCCGGAGTTCAGCTCTTGTAAGTTCATTGGCATTACCAATGGTGGTCAGTTCTGCTACACTGCTGTCTTTCATGTGAAAGGCGGCACTGACAGCACAAAGATCTTCTTGTCCTATGACCATGCTGAGGACAAGGTTATTGCTGACTACCATTTGACAGAGTTGGCATAAGGCGTTATAATTGAAGCATATTAAGTAAAAAGGTTACCTACACCGTTAGGGACTGTAAGAGAGGAGCACAGAGGGCACTCTACGCAATCTTACAGTCCATGAAATAGGGCAATAATGCCTGGAGACGCGGCGGAGTATGTAGGAAGTAATGACCGTCAAGGCCCGTGAGAGATGCGCTTACAGGTAGACATAGATTGACAATGGTTCCTTTTTATGTTATAATACATACATCAACAACGCAATAGGAGCGAACTATGTCAGCATTGGTAGAAGGCAAAGTGGTTAATGTTGGAGACTACGTGGGCTTTAAATCAGACATCGAGCAGTACGGCAAAATTGTAGAGATCAAACAGAGCTACATGGGTGCCAGCCTAGTACTAGAGAACGCAAGTGGCTTCTCTGGGGGCTACATAGGCGGGCAAACAATAACCACAGAGCTAGCCAGGGATTGTTGGATTGATTGACACAACGCCTAATTCATTGTATAATATACACTTACACACACTAGGAGCACACAATGGGAACACGAAGCACAATCGCATTGGAATTCGCAGACGGCACAGTAGAGCAAGTCTACTGCCACTGGGACGGCTATCTTGAGCACAACGGCAAAATCCTTGCTGAACACTATAGCGACCCGTTTGTTCTGCAGAAGCTGATTGACTTGGGTGATATGTCCAGCTTGGGCGAGCGCATTGGCACACAGCACGCCTTTGAAAAAGCTCCCGAAGGCGAGTGTACTTTCTACAAGCGAGATCGCAACGAAGACGGGTGCGGCAAGAAGTCGTTCGTTGACTTCCAGGACTATTTGGCTCATCACCAGTATGAGGAATACGACTACATCCTGCGCAACATTAACGGCAAGGCCACTTGGTTCGTATCGGATCATGACGGAGCCTATGTTGAATTGACGCAGGCTATTATGGACAAACAAGACAACGAGGCCACAGCATGACAGGTTTCAACAGCAAACGGGCCATGGCCCAGGACAAACTTAAGGAGCAGGATATGAGCAAAATGGCAGAACTGGCATACGACATTGAGCAACTGTACATTGACGGCTTCAACAGTCGAGCAATCGCAGAGGAACTTGGTTGCCCACTTGAGATTGTATTGGGTGCGCTGGCTGAGATGAATGTGGAGGATGCTGAGCCCTTTGATCCTTACGCAACTGTAAACAGTTAATGCCACCGTCCGGGCCACTAGGCCTTGCAACTCGCCCTGGCACTTCGCCCGGACTGTGTGGCTTTTTTACAACACTGTGATTTGACACTTTGAGCTTTTGGTTGTATAATTAACACATAGACAGCAAGGAGCACACAGTGAAGATTGTAATCAAAGTACCAAAGAAGCACAGAGAGCATTTTGTTCTCTTTGCCCAAAATACACCCTTCAAGCAAAAGGTTGTGGAGAGCAAGATCAAATACAAACGTCAACCCAAACACCGAGGCAAACACAATGATTGAGATCCAAGGATTTAGCCCTAAGCAAAAGGCACTGGCAGACATCATGTGGGCCATCAGCACCAAGGAAGGCGTTGATGCGTTCATCGCAACCCTGCCAAAGGCAGAGCGCCGTGAGTGCGAATTGGTTAAAGAGATGTTGGTCTTGGCCTTCCTGGACGATATTGTTAATACCCAGGAAGCTGACATGGTTATTGACAAGTTTCGTCTTTGATGTTATAATACATACTTACACACAGCAACTAGGAGCAACACATGAAAGCACTACAAGAGTTCATTGCCCAGAAGAATCACTGGAATTCATTCTTCAAAGGCGAGCAGTATGAGATTGCCACTGCCAAAGGTCGTCAGCGTGTGGCAGACATGATTGATTCAGCTTTGAGCCCAGAGAACTTGACCTGCGATGGCGAACTGAGCCGCACAGAAGTCAATCGACGCTACAAGGAACTGATGACTGCGGCCAAGCAGTTGAAGAAGTTGGATCCTAAGGTTTCTTTCTACGAATACGATGCGGAGGTGGCATGATGCCAGTGGCGTTGGAAAGCAACATCCCAATCGAAGAGCTCGAGTTGGTTCGAGCTGAGTATCGCAACAAAGGCATCAGGATCCGAGTGCGGTATCGTGGTCCTAGACATGATTGGATGCGATTGTATTGTTTGAAGCGGAACGCCCGTGCGTTCAGTGTTTATCTTAAATAAGGAGCAACTATGCCTAATTGGTGCAACAACTCAGTGGTTCTAAAACACAACGACCCAGCCATGATTGAACGGGCCCGCAAGGCTTTCAATGGCGAAGGCCTGCTACAAGAGTTCATTCCAGTGCCGCAGGCTCTGCGTGACACGGTGTCAGGCAGTATGGGCGAGGACAAGCGAGAAGCACACGAAGCACAACAAAAAGCCAATGTGGAACAGTATGGCTACGCTAACTGGTATGACTTCTGTGTCAACGAGTGGGGTACCAAGTGGGAGATTGGTGCTGATGGTAATCCAGCACAGGACATCCCGGGTGGATTGATGTTGGGCTTTGATTCAGCATGGAGTCCTCCTATTGCGGCTTACGAGAAGCTCTTGGAGATGGGCTTCGAGATCGAAGCCATGTATTACGAACCAGGCATGGCTTATGCCGGCGTCTGGGACAATGGCCACGATGACTACTACGAGTATGGTGGACTGGACAGCGCAGGCATTGCTGAAACTTTGCCCGCAGAACTAGACGAGGCCTTTGGCATTAGCGAAAGTGTCGCAGAGTGGGAAGCAGAGCAAGAAGAAGAAAACATCGACATCGATCTTGATGGCGGGTTGAGTGCTATTAACGAACAGGAACAACAAAAATGAAGACTAATCGACAACTTAACAAAGACCATGCGGGTCGCGAACTGCTTAAGGTTCGTCCCAAACAACCAGCTTGGGATTTCAAATCATTAGAGGCCGTGATTCGTCAGTGGATCACGCAGGCTAAATGAGCAGGCTAGCACTCTACGGTAGACCATATGTGGTGTTCGATGCTACCAATCGAGAGCACAGACAATGGTTCGCCAACTTCAACAAGTCGGGTGCGTGGGGCAACTGTCCGGTTCGTTTTGTAGTTGATGACGACCATGGCGATTTGATTACCATGATTCAAAGGCATTTGATCCAGTTCTATGTGGACAAAGAGTTCGCCAAGGATCGGGTGCGCCCAAAAAGTGTTGTGAAAACACAACGGAAAAAGACTTAGGATTGAGTTGACAGGTTAGGGTTTTGGCAGTATAATTACTACTTCAACAACGCAATAGGAACTAAGATGCTCGCACTAGACAACATTGAAAGCGTACACAACATGGCTACCCAAGCGGCTGCAAAAGCCACTGAGGACTTCCTTGCCAAACACGGTGACCGAGACGCTTGTGGTTTTGCTTGGGTCACAGTCTACGAGAAGGGCTCAACCAAGTTGGGTCGCGCATTGAAGGCAGTGGGCTTCAAGCCTGCATACGGCGGCGGACTTCAGCTGTGGAATCCAAGCGGTAGCTGGACCCAGTGTATCACTGCCAAGGAAGAAGGCGCAGAGGCCTACGCAAAGGTGCTTCAGTCTTTTGGTATTGAGAAGGCTTACGCAGGGTCCAGAATGGACTAAACGAATATGGTTTGGTTAGCCAAAAGACATTGACAATTGGCTAACCAGACTGTATAATAAGAACATGCTGAGAAGATAGGCTTTGAGGCATTAATTTTACACACAGAGGAAATTTAAAATGGCTACAGATAAATTGTTTACGGTTGCTGGTACTTCAGCTCTCAATGGCGTGACCAAGGTGCGCTTTGCTAACGATCAGATGCGAGTCAAAGTACTTGCCAAGTCTGGTCATACAGATATCAACCTCGTCGAGCTTCCTGAAGCTATGACCAAGTTGGACGCAGTCAAGTTCATTAAGAACCTTGATGAGTTCACCAATGTGGTTGAGCAAGTGGCAATTGCCGACTATCTGGATCGCAAGGATGAAGCTCCTGCCAAGGTTGTTGCCAAAGTCAAGACAGCTCCTGTCAAGACTAAAGCTGCTCCTAAGGCCAAGGCAGTGTCAACTGAAGGCATGGAAGACGCTCCGTTCTAAACTGCCGCACCGTATCGCACACTGAGATAATTACTAGTATGCGATACGGTGTTTCATTTTCGGACGATTACATGGGCGGGTGCGTGGTCATCCGTGATTTCAAAAGCGAACCAGTTGGGCGGGTGCTCTGCTGTATAGTTCGTGACAATAGGTACGAAGCTGAACAAACAGCACAATACCTGTGCGATTTACTCAACAAAGATTTAAACAATCAATCATGAGCAACTGGGTTCAATACGAAGTATGGTCCGAGGATGGTAGCGGGCAATCGGAACTGATAGACACTACCGCAAGCAGAAAAGATGCTTTAAGCATCGCAGAGCGAACACACCGAGAAACAAATGCCATTGTCACTGTCTATGAAGAGACTGTGGACGGTGATTATGAATTGATCAAAGAGTTTAGTTAAGATATCGCGACTGTGGTGAAATAGGTAGACACAAGAGACTTAAAATCTCTCGCCGAAGGGTGTACCGGTTCGATTCCGGTCAGTCGCACCATTTAGGGCCGTTAGCTCATGTTGGTTAGAGCAGTGGACTCATAATCCATTGGTGCTGTGTTCGACTCACAGACGGCCCACCATATCACGCCTTAGCTCAGTTGGATAGAGCAACGCCCTTCTAAGGCGTGGGCCACTGGTTCGAATCCAGTAGGCGTGGCCAATACCCATTCGGTTGACAGGGTCTTTGTTTGGTGCTATAATACATACATCGCAACAAGGAGCAGGACATGGGATACAAGGTAATCGCTGGCAAGGACGAAATGGACATGATGCGAGTCAAATACGGTGCTCGTCCTGGACTAGAAGGTCCTTTCAACTTCTCGGGCAGAGTGTTGTATTACTGCAACAAGGAAGGCGCCTACTACGATCCTACCACAGACTTTTTTGTAGAGGACAGCGAAATGACCCTGATCCGTGATGGGTTTTTGAAACAGTTCGCTTGACAGGTTGCCCAAATGGCAGTATAATAAACACATACACAGCAACAAGGAGCGAACCAAATGGCTAAACTATTAATCACTACACAGGTTTACGAGAACTACGGTGCCCATGACTGGGACGGAGAGGGCGAGTGCCCACAGTACTGGAAAGCCAAAGGCGGCAATGACTATGTGGTCAAGAAGTTCAAAGGCAGCTCTGCTGATGCTACCTTGGCAGTCATGTGCCTGCGAGCACAGATTGAAAGCGACAACGACCACTTCCGCGAAACGGTAATCGACTTCCGCATTGTCAAGGACGACTACCTTACAGAGTTCGAGCAAAGCCAGATGGACTACGAAGGCTCCATTCGCTACCCAGCCAAGGAGCTGGCATGGTAAATCCGGCAATCATCAACTTGGCCATTGTGCTCATGCCCGTATGGATCATGCTCGTAGCAATCATCATAGAGGAGATCATGTAATGGATCAAACAATGCGAGTTATTCCCACAGTGGGCGAAGTGGGCTTGGACACAGAAGCCAGCCCGGGCAACGGTTCCTTCTATGTGCGTCTCTACGATGGATCCTACGATATGTGTGGCTTTGACACCATTGAAGAAGCCTACGAAGATTTGGTTGACATCGCCAGCAATCGACAGTATAATTAACACATAAACAAACAAGGAGCGAACGATGTTTGATAAAGTAACATTTTATACCGTACACGGCAAAAGCTATGCGCAGAAGCATGGCAACCCATTTGACCGTGGCAGTGCCGACAGCTACTACGGTCGCCCACGTCAGCCACATCAGGGCGGTGTTGGTGGCGGCAGTGGCCCTCGCGTCACAGAGCTCACAGTGGATGAGCAGGAAGCATACCATGCGGGCTACGACTACAATGAAGCCACTGGCGACAAGAAGAATTGGTATTAACCTTTCGGTTGACTGGGTCTTTATTTGATGCTATAATTAACACAAGAAGAAGATAAAAGGTGATCCTCGTATGTAAGAACCCAGCTGAAAGGCAAAAAGGGTTGTAACCAAGGGATCCTAAGAGAGTTTGGAGACTCTGCCCATTATGTAGTTAGGTTGACAACTAGCCAAATTAGTTGTATAATTAACACTTACACACACTAGGGAGCGACCCAAATGACTAAAGTAAATTATGACAGTTTTGCCTCGTTTGACATTAACGAGTGCTGTGACCACTTTGACAGTGAGAAGCAGAGCAACTGGAAGAAGATAAACAAGTTCATCGTGGCAGATGGACAAGAGTACGCCCACATTATGGAGTCAGAGTTTGACTTTGAAGACACAGGTGATGGCGAGTACGAGGCCTTCCAAGCAGGCGTCAAGTATGCGCTTACCAAGATGAACATTGCCTTTGAAGCGGCCGCCATAGACCTCCAGGTATGCGAGGTGGACTTGGTAGAGAGCATGGGCTTTGTGCTGGTACGTGCTGACGACGAGCCTGAGGACTTTGTCAAACGAGTGCTCAAAAAGCCCGTCATGATGGTTGACAGCTGGGTCTAAACGTGTTATAATAAACACTTAAACAACACACAGGAGCGACCTATGCGTACTATACAAGAGATTAACACAGCTATCATCCAAGGTGGTCTTACCAATGATGAGCTGGTCAGCGTGATTGATGCTGTTAAGTTTGCCCGTAGCCGACTGACACAGCTGGCCAAGTACACCTTGCGGGTTGGTGACAGCGTCAAGTTTACCAGCTCAAAGACTGGCATGACCCTACAGGGCCGTGTGGAGAAGATTGCCATTAAATATGTAACTGTGCGTACAGCACAGGGCGCATGGAGAGTGCCCGCCAACATGTTGTCCAAAATGGATGACTTAGTAGCGGCTTGATAGTATAATTACTGTTTTAAACACGATTGGAGCGAACAATGACAGGTAAAGCATATAAAGTTTTGAATCTAGAAACCATGAAGACCACACGTAAAGCCGCCACTGCCACAGTGAGCACACTGGAAATGGATAAAATCAACAAGGACCTCAGCAACGTCACCGACGAAGACATCATGGGCCGACTACGCGAACGGTTCAGCATCTTGGATGACATGACCCGTGCTGTGAAAAAGGGTGATGTACGTGCCATGATTGTAACAGGCCCTCCGGGTGTGGGCAAGAGCTTTGGCGTGGAGAAAGTACTAGCCAAACACGATGTGTTCGCCACAGTGGCACAGAACGAGAAGCTGAAGAAGTATGAAGTGGTCAAGGGCGCAATGAGTGCCATTGGCTTGTACAAGAAGCTCTACGAGTTTAGCGATAAGAAGTGTATCCTTGTATTCGATGACTGTGACAGCGTATTGTTAGACGACTTGAGTCTCAACATTCTCAAGGCCGCATTGGATTCAAGCAAGAAGCGTATGATCCATTGGAACACTGACAGTCGTTTGTTGCGTAGTGAAGGTGTGCCCAATCAGTTTGAGTTCAAGGGTGGTGCTATCTTTATTACCAACATCAAGTTTGAGCACGTTCGTAGCAAGAAGCTACAGGATCACTTGGCAGCACTAGAGAGCCGTTGCCATTACTTGGACCTTACCATTGATACGGATCGTGAGAAGCTGTTGCGTATCCGGCAGGTAGTCAGCGAGTGCGGCATGCTGGACGACTATGAGTTTAGCGACTTAGAGAAGGAAGTGCTCATTGACTTCATTGATGAGAAGCAGGGCCGCTTGCGTGAGCTCAGCTTGCGCATGGTACTCAAGCTGGCAGACTTGAAGAAGAGTATGCCCGGCAACTGGCGTAGTGTAGCGGATGTAACATGTATGCGTAGGGTCTAACCCTACATGTACAGTACAGCTAGCAGCCACTAAGAGCTGTATGCTGTACACTAACTGGCCAACGATTCGCTCCCGGTAACCAGTTCCTGGCCAGTGAGGCGCACTGGCAGACTAGTCCTGACATCATAATTCCGATTCGCTCCCGGTTGTGTCAGGACTTTTTTTTGAGTCGAGTGATGACTCGGTCGGGAATATAAAAATAAAAACTATTCTCGAGGGGGTCGGGGCTTATAATATTATATGTAATACTGTAGTTATAAGCCCTTAGTGGTTGTAAATCACCACCCAGAAAGCATAAGTACTTCTTTTAAAATTTTCGTGACAGAGATTTTTTACCCTACAGGACCCATTTGGACTGTGCGAATTCATCGTGTGTGTTTCAAACCTCTACTGCGAAGCAGTGCGCTAGAGCGTAGCTACTAGCGTTGACAGTGCGTCAAACAAGCTGTTGTCTTGTTGAATTCAATCAAGGTCCACGCTCCTGT